AAACCCGCCAATACCGCCATAAGTGCTTAAAGCTAAATCAGGTCTAAGTGTTTTTCTTATATCACCCATACCGCCTGCTTCTCTTTCTAAAGCTCTTTCAGTAGCTTTACCATATGCTGCAGCCATAGCAGCTATTGCAGGATCTATACCAGTTACGCTTTTGAAATCTTCTCTAAATTCACCAATACCTTTTCCTAATTTACCTGATTTTCCCTTTATGTAGTCTTCAATCATACCAAGACGGCTTTGTCCTGAGCCTGTTACAGGGTCGTAGTTAGGGTCACCTGTTAAAATATTTGGTTTTGAAACAGGAGTATACATGCTTTTTTCTGTTGCGTTCGTAATATTTTCGTATTCGCTTTGTGATATTTTGTTACCAAATTGGTCTTTATACTCTGTAGGACCAAAACCTAGTGCACTTTTAACACTATCTCCTATATTGCCTAATGTGTATTTACTTTTATCACCTATTAACTTTTCAAAAAAGTCACCTTTTCTAGCACCAATAGTATCAAAAGATTCTTTGAAAGAAGGGCCAGTAAACACATTTACCAAATCACCTAAGCCACCTTCGCCTTTAGCTAAACTGATTACTGACTTACCTTTTGTATAAATAGCTGCAGCAGGTTGCCAAGGTCCTGGTATAACGCTTGCAACTTGAGCTATAGGATCTATAACTTTTTTAACCTTCTTCCAAAGCTTGCTAAGAAAGCCAAATTCTTCTAAGCCTGTATTTGGGTTAATTGAACCACTACCAACCGTTATATCACTTAGGTTCGTGCCTGTTTTGGCTAGATGTCTTTCTAAGGCTTTTTTAAGAGATTTGTTTCTTGCAAGAATGTGTGGAGGTACGACAACTTCACCTTGCATAAGGTGAGCTAGACGAGTATCCTCGCCTCTACCTGAGTTTTGTAAAGCCATTATACCTTGATCCATAACTTTTCCTTATTCTACCACCTCTTTTGACGGTTCTACAATAATTTTACCGTTATCGTCGGTAAGAACAGATGCATATATTTCTTTGTCTTGACGCTCACCAACTACTAACCAAGAGACAGATGCTTTGGATTCAGCATTCTGACACTCTATAACGAGCTGAGAGCCCATCATTTTAGCTCTGACGGCATCCCAATCATCTACATTAGATACGAAAGCCTGTATGTCCCTGTTAAGGGCTAAGAATGTGCCTGGAGTCATACCGAACCACTCATCTAGATCTATAACGGCTCTACCGTCTTGTAAGGTTATTGTGCCTCTATACAGGTTATCAGCTTGTGGGCCCTCTATAAATGAGTGAACTAGGTGATGTGTGTCTGGTTTGAGAGGGTGATCTATCTTAAATGAACCTGAGCCTTTAGATAGTGCGCCTGCGATTGTAACGCCTGTATTATTAAAAGTAGCATAAGTTGGAGAAGCACCTATAGTTGCACCTCCTATTATAACTGTTCCAAGACCTGAAGTTCCTTGTGATTGAAGAGTAGTTGTACTGCCATTATGAAAAAGCTCACCTCTTCCAGTAGTATTATCACTATCTATAACTTGTAGTTGTTTTGCACTTGTTCCATTAGCTGTAGCAGTAATCGCACCACTAGCGACAGTACCAATATTGGTTAAGTTTCTTGCACTTGTAATAACTGCTGTTTGTCCGATACAGAAATCGCCATTAATAATTGAAGCTTGGATATTGCTTTGTCTATAAAAGTAGAAGTTACCTGATGGATTGTAAGTTTTCATAGTCAAGTGTACAGATGATTCCATACCACTCTGAAAAGCATTATTAAGTTGCCCTACATTTAGTATAGGTGCTGCTACTCCACCTACATCTGCAGAATTAATTTTTATACCTGCAGCTTGTGTGGTTAGTCTAAGTGAAGTGTTGTGATATAAACCTACAGCACCACCTGGCACCATAAAAGCCATTAAGTTATTACTTCCATCTAGGAAGTTTATGAATGTTCCATTTGATTTAATATTTAAATTACCTGTACCAGCATCAGTTACATAACTATCTGTACCGTCGTGATAAATTTGTAAATCAGTACTGTTACCAAATCTTGCTTTACCGTTGTCTGCAAAATTTATAAAATTTGCGCCTACTGACAGGTTTGTAACAATAGCAGCATTAAAAGCTACGTCATCTTCAAATGTGGTGGCTCCTTGTACATCTAAAGTATTGCTCATGTTCACACCAGTTGATGTTGTTTGTAAGCGTGGAATATTATCGTAATAAAGTTCAACGGCTCCATCTTTAACAAACTTAGCCATAAGTTCGTTAGAGCCACCAATCATTCTAATGTCAGGGCCGTTAGTTCTAATTTCTAAACCTTGATCTCCTGCATCTTCAATAACTGAACCGCCGTCGTGATACAGTAACAAGTCATCACCAGTACCTAGTTTTATTTTTTTGGCATCAGGTAGAGATATATCTTCTGCAAATGAAGTTGGTATAGCAATATCAATAGTGCCAGTACTGTTAATAGTTATATCTGACTGTCCAACTGTATAGGAACTACCAAAGCCCATTCTTATGTTAGAGTTTCCTACAACTATATGTCCTGCTGCACCTCTGTTAGTAGATATTAATGTTTCAAAATTATTAATTACTCTTATCGTATTCGAACCAGATGACCCTAAAGTATCAAACTTAAGAACAGTACCTACACCAGTAAGATGCATGTCACCTGAACCTGAGTAAGAACCGATATTTGTTAGGTTACGATTGCTATCTATTACTGTGGTAAAGCTTGAACCCATTTCCAAGTCACCAGAAGATGATATAGAAAATTTTGAAGCTGAACTTTCATTTGTAGCAAAACTAAGTCTGTTTTGAGCATGATTGTATCTAACCTGTCCTGCAAATCTAGCATTACCACTTGTTGCATCACCAAACAATAAATAACCTGTATGTGATGAGCCTGAATAAACAGTAATAGCTTCTTCGCCTACTCCATCACCAACAACTAAATGCGATTCAAAAAAATTTGAAGGTGTATTGTTTGCTATTCCTACTCTTTGTGATGAATCAATAGTAACAGCATCTGCACCTGCTGTTCTAAATCTCATTTGGTCATCAGTATGTCCATAATGAATTTGACCGCCATCGTTAAAACCTGCTGTTGAACTTGCTGTGTCAGTAAAGACAACCCTACCATTACCTGTTGAGGTAGATTTAATAGTTAAACCAGTATTACCGCCTCTATCTAAGACAAGGGACTTGGCTTGCGCCCAAAAATCATCTGCTGATGCAGTACCGATACCCAAAGAACCTTCTAAATATGATTGGGCACTAATTGGAAAGTACAGATTATAAGGATTTGTTGGTAAACTGCCTTGCCATGTACCCTCTACCAAAGAAACTCTGCCGCTTATGTCTACATTACCAGCACTATCGTTGTCAAAGATTGAATAAATAACTCTTTGATTATTGGTTAGTGTTTGGCTCTGGCCAGGGTTATCAATTTCAATTTCTGCATAAACCCCTGATGAAGCACCAACATTACTTTTATCACTAGCTGTACTATGTAAAACCTTACCATAAACGCCATAAGCACCTGTCACCCCACCTGTACCAGTACCTTGATATTGTGCAAGTCCATGAACACCATAGATGGTTGTTGTTCTTGCTGTGTTTGTTTCATCAGCAATCGCAACTCCATCTAACCCATAGACACTAGTAACAATCCCTGTTGAATGTTGAGATTCTGCTAAACCTCGTACACCTCTGATGGCATCACTATCTCCTGATGCTCTTGCATCACCCTCTATTGCAGTTATTCTGTGTTCTTCTGTTGTACCACCACCTGTAGCTGATGAATCTAAATCCACAAGAATACCCCTATGGGTAAAGTCACCAGAGAAAGTATCAGAACCAGAACAGTTGTGATCTATGTACAAAGTGTTAATGTTTTGCCCTGGTATATTATCGGTTTGTGTAATTTTGAAACCTTGATTTGAGTTATTAGTTAAAACAAATTCAGCATTACCGATAACATCTAAAGTGCTTGATGGTGATTGATTATTAATACCTACTCGTTGAGAGGTGTCTATTCTTATGGCCTCAGCTCCATTTGCTCTAATTTCTACTGGGTGATTTGATGTTGTACCGAATATCCCTCTATCACTAAAGCTCATTACATTTGTTACACCATTACCTGTACTTGTAATAGTTCCAGAAGATGTAATAGCACCACTAGAGATAGTTCCTGCAACGGATAGATTTCCTGATCTTGTGAGATGCATTAACTCACTCGTAAAATGTGTCCATACAAAGGCTTTTTTAGTTAAAGTTGCAAAAGTTGAATTGTTATTTTCTCTAACATTAAAGTGCATATCTCCAACAGCAGATGTATTGCCATCAGCAGTAGCAGAATAAAAACCTAATCCTGATTGAGTAGTATTTGTTTGACGACCAGCAATAGTTGCAAATACTGTTGATGAAGCTGTACCAATTTGTAAAGCACCACTTGTACCGCTTGACAAATCAATACTTGAATTAGATGTGTTTGTGAATACAGATTTAGCACTACCATCAACGTTTATTGATGCAATACTGATTAGGTTTCTAGCGCTGTCTATTATTTGTTGCCCAGAAAGTCTATAGCCAGTAGCGTTGTGATTGCCTGTAGTAGAAGAACCGTCAGATGTAGTAGCAAACTTCAAAACAGTATCGTGGTATAGAAGTGCACCACTATCAGGTATAAACTCTGCTAGTGTCTCAGTTGTACCTTTTTTAAACTGTATGGTTGCATCAGTAACTTCAAAAATTACATTACCGTCACCTTGTTCTCTAAATATAGTATTAGAACCGTCATGTTTAATGAGCATGTCATTTGCGGTTCCTATACCTATTGCTTTGTTATCATTTATTGATATGTTGCCTTCAAAAAAAGCATCTCTTGCAGCGTCAATAGTAAGGGCAGTAAGCGTTCCAACAGTTCCACTTTCGCATATTTTTAGTTTGCCACCATCAGAATGATCTATTCCTATTGTCCAATCCTGTTGTCCTAGTGTTGTTAGTCTGATTTTTGGGTCGGCATTTGTGGTATCTATTCGTAAGGCAACATCACTACTACCACCATTTATATGAAGCTTCTCACTTGGTGACTGAGTTGCTATTCCTACAAGATTGTCGTGTGTAACTCGCATAACCTCAGTAGGGTCAGCATTGGAAGTGCCAGATTGAGTTCTAAATAATAAGTCTGACCTTGCAAAACTGTCAGCTTCAGCAGTAATAATATCTGCTGCTTTTCTTTGAGCTGAACCTGTTGAGAACCATCTTAAAGCTGCGTGAGTTCCTGAACCATCGTAGCCTGCGTTATTAAGATATATGTCATTACCACTTGTGAGTTGTACAACACCACTACTCGTAATAGCACCACCAGAAGTTATATCTCCTGTTGAAGTATAGTTACCACTTAAATCAAAAGTATGCTTGGCAGATGAAGCATTATTTTCAAAGGTCAAAGTGTTTGGAGTGGTTCGGTAATAAACTCTAAAGTTAGGATTGGCTTCAGTGTCACCAAACTCTAAACCCAATGGGCCAGCAGTCCCTGTAAATTTTAACTGTTTATTATCACCAGTTATTGTTATATGGCTAGTAGAAGTGATTGTGCTTGTGCTTACATTACTTATGCCCTGTATATTGTTGCCTTCAAAACTGAAGTCGCCATCACTTTCCATTGACATTTGCAAGACTGCACTATTGGCAGAAGTGTCCCAATGACCAATCTGCAATAACTCTCCTGTTGGCACTGCAATATCTAAAGTGCTATCACTACCCCCATCAAATAGTATTTGTGGTTTTGCAGATATATTAATAACAATACCTGCTTCACCTAATGAACCACTAGCACCTGATGTTGAGCCTACAAAAATACCATCTGCAATACTCGCACTCGGACTATTTATTCTGTGAGAAAAATCAAATTTATCATTCGCACTATCCCACAAAATAGTTGCATCTGTCGTTGAATTAACCGCATCTTGTATGGTAATTCCAGCACCATTAGCCAAGGCAGAGCTATCACCTGTAGAGTAGTTAAGTGTTATGTTTTTGTCTTTAACGTTAAGATTGTTGGTATCAACGGTTGTGGTTGTACCGTTAACCGTTAAGTTACCACCTATTACGACGTTGCCTGATGCATTTATGCTTACAGGGTTAAAAGCACCATTAAAATTAACATCATCTTGGAATGTGGCTGCACCTTGGACTGTTATAGTATCGCCAACAGAGACATCACCAGAGAACGTACTTGTTCCTAGTCCTTTTACAAATAGATTGTTCTTTACTCTAAAGTCTTTATTGTTAGCCATCTTCCCTATCCAATCGCTATACCTTTATACCTGTCCTGGTAATTTTAAATGTCATGCTATCAGTCGAGGCAGGTGTCGCTAATAGCCTTAAATTACTACCTGATATGTCTGCACTAAACGTTGCTTCCTCGGCAGTACCTGTAAATATAGTAGCATATTCAGTCATACTCGGCGTAGTGCCATCATGTGTTACTAGTATCTCTGTAGCATGATATTCATTATCTGTTGAATTAGTTATCTGCACTAAATACTTAACGGTTCTAAATGCTGTTTTAGAAACAGTATCAACCGCTACTTGTGTGGTTGCAGATGTGGTTGCAGAGCTAGATCCAACAGTAGCTACAGTACCTATACCAAAATTAGCTGCGTTGACAGACTGACCAGATGCATCTAAATCACCATTAAAAGTTGAATCATTAGTAACACTCAGTTCGTCTGCTGTTACCAAGCCTGAGGATGTTATGGCCCCAGATGTAATGGTGCCTGCAAAAACAGCATTACCATCTTGAGTAAATGCTAAAGCATCTACAGGACTTCCTAAATTTTCTGATCTAATTATTAACTTATTAAGATTTCCATTACCTGAACCTTCGTAGAAAAATCTCCAACCAACTCCTGAGCCACCACCATTATTACCAAAATAAATTGCAGCATCAGCACTACTTAAGCCACTTCCACCTATATATAATTTGTCAGAAGATTGTGCATTAGTTGTGCCACTCCCAAGAATAGTTTGTCCAGACGTTGTGACATTAACAACATTCGTAATGTTTCTACCATTAGTTATTACAGTTTGACTGCCAACCTGATAGGCTCCTAAAGAGGTATTGTAACTACCAGTTATACCTACAGCACCTGATACTGAAAGACCTGTTGATGAAAATCTGGCTTTTTCAGCACCAGATAATTGAAAGACTGTATCGCCATTTACCCCATTTAAAACGTTATTAGTAGCGTTGTGGAATATTTGAAAATCCCCACCATTACCAAACAAAGCCTTACTGCTATCGGTAAAGGTAATATCATCATTAGCAGATACGGCTATATCAGTACCACCTGTTGTATTACCGTTAGCTAGAATCTCAGCTAGGGTATCAACTGTACCTACCTGACTGTCTACATAAGCTTTAATTGATTGCTGACTAGCAACTGCTGTCGCTGAGTTACTAGACATGTTATCTTCATCTTTAAAAGCTGTACCTGATAGTGTTCCATTCAATACAGGACTAGATAATGTTTTATTAGTAAGTGTTTGTGTTCCTGTTAAGGTTGCAACAGTACTATCTATAGCAAAAGTTACACCATTACCTGAGGCTGTTGATGTAAGACCAGTACCGCCAAGTAATGATAGGGTTTCTGTATCTAAATCAATTGCAATAGTTGCACTACCGTCGCTTATATCTAAGTCTTGTGCTGTTACCTGGCTATCGACATATGCTTTGATTGATTGTTGTGAGGCTACTGCTGTTGCAGAGTTACTAGCCATATTGTCTTCATCTAAGAAGGCAGAACCTGACAAAGTACCGTTCAGAACAGGACTAGTTAAGGTAGGGCTTGTAAGAGTCTTATTTGTAAGGGTTTGCGTCCCTGTCAGAGTAGCAACCGTATTATCAATAGCAAAGGTAACTGAAGTCCCTGATGCATTAGATGTTATGCCTGTACCACCTATAAGAGATAGAGTTTGTGTGCCAAGGTTAATACCGATAGTTGCACTACCGTCAGATACATTTAGGTTAACGGCACCTAATGCTGATATGTTTTGAAAGTTTGTACCATCCCAATACTGAAGTGTAGTGGTTGTAGTGTTATAGATAATCTGCCCAATATTGAAGTTGAGCTCGTCTCTTTCGGCTGTAGTAAGTTGTAAAGTGTTATCAGGATCAATAGACCCTAAGTTTATTTCTAGTGTTCTAACGAGCTGATTAAACGTTTCAGCTGTTACATTTGGCCCTGTAGCAAAGGGTAAGTTGGTTTGTAAGAGTTTAGCCACCCTTATCTTCTCCCGTCGGTTCTAAGATCTAGTCTTGTCGCCCCTAACCTCCATCCAACATCATTATTGCCAGAATCACCATCATTCGATTCTAGACGTAACACAAATTGTCTGCCTCTTGACCTAATAAATGCTTGTTGTGTAGTTGGAGAGATAACTGAACTTGACGTTTGTGCTAAAGAATCGCCTGGATAATTTCTTTGCTTAGTAATCATTTTGAGATTACCACTTTCTATAAACTTAATATCAGGAATTATTTTACTTAGAAAAGCAAAACTTTCTCCATCACCTAAGTCTAAGTCTGACGACTCTATAAACACACCAGTCATTTCTGATCCGTCGTCGTTGAAGCCAGTCTCATGTTCGTATAAGTATGGAGCGCCAACGGCTTGTGGGAATGATTCGACACCAGAGTCTAACCAAGCAGTCCTCACCAACTGTCCGTAATACCAAATATTTGTAGCGTAGTTATAAATTACATAACGATTAATTTCTTCGTTATCGTTTACACCTTCTTTTTTAGAAGGGTAAAACCAACCTACTTCATTATGTTCTTTATTTGTAAAACCAAAAACTTTGTAGGCTTGATTCACATTCAAACCATTTTCATCATCTCTAAATACATAGTTCTTAACGCTACAAGACAGTTTCTGTACTCCACCACTATAAACGTAAAAACTATCGTAAGACATGAAATAAACTCCCCCAGGAGCAGTTACAGCTGCTTTAGGGCCTATCAAGCCAGTTGAATTATCAATAAGGTTTACTGCAAATGTAAAAGGTGGACCAACAAACTGCATACTATATACAGAAGTATCAGTAAATATAACTATTTCTTGTCTTGATTTAACGCCACCAACTATCTGAGAACCTGAGGATAATCTGACAGAACCAGCTGTATTTGTAGTCAAAGGTTCGAATTGTAGCTCATTTTCTTGATCACTAAATGCAACTAACATAGGGTCAACTACCCCTGTTCTATTACCACCTGATAGCGGATCAGCACCCAAAACAATCAAATGTCTATCTGTTTCTGAAGTTATGACTTGCAAGCCCTTGGTCGGCACTTTGTTAGCGCCACCTATAGCTGATAATAAAGTAGCTCTTGTGCCTACTCCAGATGATGGTTGCCATCTATATATTTGACCGCCTCTAGGATTGATAATTAGATTCTGTCCAAAATTATCATGTGTCCACAAACGCAATTGATTGACTGAAGATAGTGTAGATGAGCCACCCCAACCACCTCCGCCCCAAGTGCTTGCACCATAACCTACACCTGCAACAAAAACATCTAGCCCAACGTTGATCTGATATGCACCAACAGTATTTGAACCACCATTACCTGTATCTGAGGAATTAGCTAAAACAGCGTTACCACTAGTATCTTTTGCTTCTATACGAAAACTATTTGCATTTACTATTTCTGAGACTTGATACTCTTGATTGAGAACAGCAGCTGTAATATTACCACCTAAAGATACTGCGCCAGAAAAAGTAACGAAATCGTTTAAAACACAACCGTGGTCGGTATCTGTAACAGTAATCGTTGCATCTCCATTTCCAACTTTGGCAAAAGTAACATCTCCTGCTGCTGTCGTGTTTCTTATAGGTGTGATGTCATTAAATGCACTTGTGTCATATATGTAATATTTAAGATTTGAACCTAAGCCTAGAAATTTAGTGCCGTCGTTTGCTATCCAATTGTGCAGGGCTCTTACCGTACCAAGATATTCTATCTTAGTAGCAGTAGAAGGTTGTGCTTCCCAACCACCAAACTTCTCTGGTCTACCTGCTCTAAACCGTACTAAATTACAATCAAACCAACCGCCTTCTGAATCGTAAGCGGTTCCTTCTCTGTCTATACCTGGAGCAAAGGATAATTTCTGAATAGCCATAACTTAAAGATATTCTATCTCGAAGTTAATATTATAGCTAGATTTGGTGTTAACCGTGGTATACGTCTGTTTTCATCATGCCAGCTAACTCATTAGCTCTGCCCTTGACTTGTTCAGCCCATTTGCTATCAAGCATTTGTACTGCTACTTCGTCGTAGTCTTTAGCATGTAAGGCAAACAACATGTTTTTAAATTTAAACAATCTATTACCTAGATTAAAATACATATTGATTAGAACTATTTTTCTAGTTTCTGATAGGCTGTCGAAGCACTCAATTCTTGATGTTAAGATCTTTATACAGTTTTTTATATCATTAGTTAGAAGATAGTCAGCTTCATCTTGAGATATACCGCCTCCTAATCTTTCATCTATAAGTCTACCGTAGCCGATAGTAAGGTATTTTTCAGGAGTAGAATCTTCGTAGGCGTGTGATACAAAGCCTTCATGTATTCTTAACATGTGACTTACTTTGCTTTCTAATGTTTCTGCGCTCATATAAGTAAACTCTCTATTAATAAGGCGGCTACACTACAGATTAAACCCACCAGCAAAACTATAAGTGTAGTTAATCCACCTGAAACTTTTTGTTGTAATTCTTTTATTTCAAGTTCTATATCTACGAACTTGTTAAAAGCAGTCTTCCATCTCTCTGCACTTTCTTTTTGATGTACAGATAACTCTAGATGAACATCTGCTGCTGTTTTTCTGGCCACTATTTTTTAAGTTTTTTTAGCCACTCAGGTTTGTTTTTAGATACCCACATGTAACCAATAACACCCACAATAATTGCAACAATAATATATTCCATTATTTCTCCTCTTTATCTTCTGATTTTTCTTCTACTAGTTCACCAACAGATTCAGCAACTGGTTCTTGCATTTCTTTTAGCTTCGCAGTTACATGTTTTCTCATCTGATTGATGACTTCTAATTCTTCACCTTTGATAGCACCTCTTTGCAAAGATACCTCAATAAGTTGATACGCTATAATTAAAAATTGCTTTTCATCCATAAGAAAGATTATACAAGAAATTTAGCCGATAACCAAAGCGCCTGCATTTGAAACAGTTAATAGGAAGTTTGACCCATCAGGTGATTTCAACATAATACCTTTACCAGCAGTATGTAATCTTAAATCCCCATCAGCCTCGAATTCAGCTCTCAAGACGTTGTTGTGATAGTATTGGAATGCTCCAGTTTCTGCACTACCTATTTTTATTGGTGCTGAGTTATCAGTATCTAATCTCATATATGTACCATTAGAGCCGCCGTCTGATGCTAGGTTTAACATTTCACCACCAGCTGATTTGAAAACATTAATAGCGTATGAAGAATCTAATAAAGTTATAGAACCGTTGTTACTATTAACACTATTAGAGAAACTCGTCGTTCCGTCATTATTGATATTTATTTGGCTTGTAGTGCCAACTGTAGACCCTCTTCCGATTAATAAATCATCTCCACTATCATCTAGGCCGATATAAAAGTCTTGAGCATTACCATCAAAAACTATTTTTACATCTTCAGCATCTCCATCTCCTAATGTCAGAGTTGGTGTTGTACCTGTAATTTTTACTGAATCGGTTGCTACAAAATCTGTAAAGACTGATACAACTGCTGCTCCTGCGCCAGCTCCATCTAAAAGTACACACATGACAGAGCCATTTGTAATAGTGACGCTTGCTCCTGATCCTTGCTTAACAACAATAGATTGTCCGCCTGTAGTAGCATTTTCTATAAACATGACACGCTTAATAGTATTAGGGCCTATTGTTAAATCTCTTGTAGCTGAAAGAGTAGCTGATGAGGTTACTTTGACATATATGCTTCTATACGGACTAACCGTTGCATCTCCAACTGTTACTGATTTATTTGCATCAGTATTGAAGGTAGCTTCTGTTGCATAACCTAAAGCATCACCTATAAGACTAAGGTTTGTGTTGGTTGATGAGCCCCAAGACCCAGCTTCGGCTCCTGTTGCTATTTCTTTTATTCTGAGATTGTTATTGTATGTAGCCATTTTTCTATTATGACACCCTAATTATTGAATTTGAAGCACCAGATGATGGGAATGTAATTGTAAGATCGCCAGCTGTAGCTGTTATATCTTCACCAAAATCTATTACTGCAACGGCTTTATTTGAGTCTGAACTGTTATATATTAGCGCTCCTCTTGCTGTAACCGTAACGTTTGAGAATGTTAGATTATTAAAATCAACTACTGCTGTTGTACCATCTAAAGTAGGAGTGCCAGTCTTGAGTGTAAGAGCAGAGCCACCAGCGGTATAGTTTGTTCCTGTTACCTCATTAGAGGTACTATAAGCTGTTGTTGAGGCATTTAGAGTAGCTGCATTAGTAAATAAAGCTAACTTAAAAGTGTCGGGTGATCCCCCTTGATCAAAGTTATGTATCCCTTTAAATAACTCTTGTTTAAAGGAATTAGTTAAAGTTGATGTTATTGCCATAACGAAATTCTACCATACATTTGGCTCAGGTGGGCTAGGATCGTGTCTACCAACCATTATGGGCTCATATACAGGTTGTTTGATTTGTTTGAGATATTCACTTCTTTTGATGGTTTTATATTCACCATTATCATCTGTCATAACTAGTAACGGGTCTGAAAGCCTATGGTAGCCGTAGAGTTTTTCTTCTGACGGCACGTTAGCATCTAAAGTAGGTGATGTACTAGCTACACCAACTTTCATGCCTTGTTCTATACATTTAGCTAACCAATATTCGACACATGCTCTGCCTGCTTCAGCGTAATGTAGATTGTTTTTATAGCTAAAATCTGCACCATACAAGTTAAGTTCACCCACTTCCGCTAAATATGCAAAGGCTACAGCATAAGCTACTGTATTGTTTAAATAATTAGTTTTACCTTTTTTTACTACTTCTTCTATTGGATACTCTACAAGACCAGGACATCTATCATCTAACTCACAAGTATAGATAGGCCCTTTATGTTTTTTAAGCACATCAGTCATAATATCTGTCTGATTAGATGCATCTTCAGTATCTAAAAATCTAGCAGGTGGATCCATCATAAATACACGATCATGAAAAATAACTCCTGATACAGAGTTTATTACCCATACTTCATCAAAATGTGCGCTATGTGTCTTGCTTAGGCAAAAGTCATGCCAGCTTGCTCCCATAGCTACTATGGCAACTTTCTTGCCTTTTAAGGCTTCTATTTCTTTCATATATATTTAACGAACAGGAGTACGTAAAGAATCGTATCTATATTCGTCTCTTCTCCCTCTGCCTTCGGCTCTATTCTTGAGCCTGGCTATTTCTTGACTATACTTTTGATCGTATAACTGGAGAAGATCAGGATCGCCTTTCATGAATGTATAGGCTTCTATTAAGCAACCGTATAGCAAAGCATTTCTAGCATTTTGTGAAAGCCAAGTTCCTGTTGTGTCAGTCACAAGAGAATTAGGCTTAAACAGATAATTCAACTCCACGCTGTAATTTTGATCTGGTACTGGTGCTACTACTAGACTAGAGCCACCAAGTTGTTTTGAAAAATCACCATAGTATTTAGGCAGACCACGTAAATTTACATCTGACGGATCAACTGTAAATTCTTGCATAAATGATGGGTGTTTTTTGTCTAAGTAATGATAATCAGAGTTACTGTCGATAACAGCTAAACTAAAAGCTAAAACAAAGTCTGATGGCGTTGTAAGTATTTTATTGCCAGCAGTAAATGTCAAAGTGCTAGTTTTTCTAAAATTATCAAATTGAACATCTTCAAAGATTCTTTCTTCAACGGTTTTAATTATTTCGTTTAAATTATTTACAAAAGTAGTCTCAGTATTTTGTAAGTAATCTTGAATGAGTCCTTTTAATTCTGTTAATGTCATGTTGTTATTGTAACTCTTCCTAATGCAGATGTTAGCAAGAACCCTCTAAAACTTCTACCTATTGGGTTATCGTTAGAAAATACATTACCACCGTTAGCCTCTACATCATTATTAACTCTAGGGTCATATATGGCTTCAGGGTCTGCTATATGATTGAATGGTCCTAACTGTGGATGTTTAGGTTCGAAACAATTATCGCATACTTTGAATCCTGTCCATTCTTTCTTAAGCTCATGTAATTTATATTCAAAACCGCATCTATCACATATAGCTCTAGCAAATTTGCCAGTTGCATATGTCATCTTCTGACTCCAGGATAAGGTCTAACTCTAAATGACGCTCTATCCTCATCTTGGTCGGCTGCACGCCTGAATTCTTCCTCATATATGGCTTTGAGCTCCATACTTCGCTCAGGAGCCCTTTTTTGTGATAAGTAATAGGCTAGGCCTGCTACAAAGCAAGGAAATAGCCTGAAGGGCATCTGCATAGTGTTTGTTGCTGAATCTACATCATCTATTCTTTCTAATTTGGTAAATCTGATAATGTCTGTAGAATTTTCAGGTGTTGGGTATAAAAATAAAACTGGATTTATTTGCTTGTCTAAGAAAAATTGTGAAGGTTTTGCTTTTGAGTCTTTGTTAGGTATAGAAAAATATTCTGATCTAGATAATCTATCCATACGTATATCTGTTGTGTCAGTCCCTACGGTTCTTCTAACCGTTACATCTAAGATGTCTATTGTGCTAGTACCTAATTGGTAGTTATTAGTGCCTTCAGTAACTGTTTGTGTGCCAGTTGATATGGTCCATTGATTTAAACCTCTATTAGCCCATTCAGCTAGCATTAGGTTTGCAGATCTGATAGCAGTTTTAAGATCATAACCAGTTCTGAGTTCTAACCCACATCTTTCGTATGCTTCTTCTATAAACTCTGTAATATTTAGTTCAAAATCTTTGCTACCTGAAACTGCCATTATCTTCTTCTCTTACTAACTGTTTTTTTTGCTTTAACACCAGTATATTTCTTCTGATCTTTTCTAATCTTTTCTAATTTTTTTGCTTGTGCTGCGTGCAGTTTGCTGGCTTTTTTTAGACCTTTAATGACTTCGTTTAAGTCTTTTGTGTAATGCATAATTAGTCCTCATATAAATTATCAAATGTAATTGAAGGATCTAAATAGCTTTCATGACCTTCGGCAGAATGAGCCCATTGTGACGGTTTAAAGTCAGGAGCACCTTCGCCAGTCACCCATAAAGCAGGGCTTGTAGCTCTTACTCTATTGTTTGGTAAAGCAACTAAATTACCTTTCCAATTACAATCTTCTGTTATATATAATACATGAGATTGTTTATGTTGTGCAGGGTCATCTGCAATAGAGTTGTTTGTGTAGTCTACCGTAAACAAATATTTTGCTTGGTAAAAATCTCCACCTAGCTTGGCTAACCAAGGAGATGAACTAACTCTGTCCATCACAACTACTGAATGATCTCTTGATTCACAGTCCCAAGGTTGCGCTAAATGATCTTCCATAGGATCGGGAAAATCTTCCATAGGTATGTCTGCTACCATGCCTTGTATAGGCATTCTGGCCCACATAGCACCACCATGTATATTAGGCTCATCATTGTCTTCACAGTTTGATTCTTCGCCTGTAAAAACAACCTGAAAACTTAGAGATCTATCAGGTATTGTGTTGACTGCTATTGCTAATGCATGAATGTATTCGTCGTGATACTTTTCATGATTATGTGTGAATTCTCTCCTGACCCAACATTTGAAATGTGGGATATTACTTATTAAATTAGGCATTAACGATTTACTGCAGCGCCTTGTCTGGCTCTTCTTCTGTTTGCTGCACCAGCGACACTTCCACCTTTAGATTTCTTCATGACTCTTCCACCCTTAGACTTTTTCATCAGCATACCGCCTTTAGATTTCTTCATCAGCATTCCACCTTTAGATTTCTTCATCATGCTACCATTTTTAGATTTTTTATAACTTGGCATTTTTGCTCCTTGTCAACTTATTGTTGTAACCTTCCTACGGTCATTCATTACTTTACCACAACCTCTAGCTATAAAGCCACCATCTTTCATTTTCACTTTAGCTTTTGGTGTATTAGCTACAACAGTTTTGCCTTTACTACCTGCTTTTTTCTTTTTTCTAGCTGTAGATGCACGTTGTGATTGAGATAAGCTTCTTGCTTTGGCAGCAGGTAAACATCTATCAGGGTTTTTTTTATCTTTGCTTGTACCACAAGGACCTTTAATCTTACCGTCAGTCCCTATACGAACCCAATTCTGTTCACGCCATTGTTTTAACTGACCCATTATCTCTTCCTGTTAGACATAACAGCGCCTTGACCTCTGGGACTAGTAACGAGGCCTCCTGCTCTTTTTTTAACTTTTTTGCCCTTAGCGCCTTTTGCGTAGTTTGGATCTTTACAATATTTAGAAGCAGCCATATTTGCATATGCTGAAGGGTATGTATCAAAAGTCCTTTTAGCCCAGGCTTTGCCTTTTGCACATATCTTACCGCCGCTTTTTGCTTTCTTAGCCATACTTTGATTATACTGGTTCGTAAGCTCCTTCTGCAATCAAAATATCTCTATTGACCATATGTTCTGCTTCAACGTCATCCTTGCTTTGACCGAAGTATTTGACCGCTAGATTATTGGCCACCATAGCTTTATTTATATCTAAGTCGTCAACTACGATAGAACCAAGCACTCTGCCATACTTACCTTTTGAGTCTTTCAATTCGCTTCTCAGGACTATATCTTTACCGTTATCTATAGAGTCTTGTAGAAATTTAGATGCTAGTTTTCCACGTGCTTTTTCATCTAAGTCACGAGTTCTAGATTCTGGAGTATCAATACCGTATAGACGTACACGGCACTTATGAAGAATGCTAAAGCCTAGATCGAGGACACAATCTACTGTATCCCCGTCTACTACTCTAGTTACTTCGCATTTATATTCGTACACTTATGCCCAAATAGCTGCACAAACTGTTTTTACTAAAGCATCTTCGCCAGAGTAATCACTAGCAGCACCACCGTCTTCTACGTATTTGCTTAAATGTTTGTTTTCATTTGCAACTGTACCGTTTAGATGAGCGTCTGCACCAGTTCCAGTTAAAACATTTTCATAACATACCATAACTGTTGGGTGTTTTGCGTTAGCTGTATCAGCTGCTGAGTCATCTGTTAGAGGATACACCTCTATTCTTTGTACATTCTTTTTACTTGTTATTGCCATTATTTAACCTTCTTTTTTGTATATTTACGTTTTGGCTTTTTGACCAAATCCTTGTGTACCATTGTATAGGCTTCATTCTTTGCTGTCGATTTGTCATCTGCAACATATCGACCATCTTCATCACGAGCTCTGACTTTTACCCAGCCAAACCAATTTCCTACTTTTTCCCAAAAATTCATACTAGCACCTCCAGCGCCTGCGAGCCTGCCTTATTCTTGAGTTCGGATCATTCCTTGTCTTGGCAGAACTTCTTTTTAGTTGTCCCAAAGATCTTGCGCAATAAGATTTTCGTCTTTTTGCTGCTTTGCTATTACGTTTAACTTTTCCAGTAACAGCGGTTTTAAGCTTAGAACCTGGGTTCTTACGTCTATATGCGGCAACACCTTTTTTGGTCATGCCAGCACCAGACTTAGTAGATCGGTAGTTTCCTCCCTTACCTACTGTTCGTCTTACATTATTAGCCATACTCTTTAACGAGTTCTAAAATAATAGAATAAGTGTCACCTGCTGAGTGGGCTACTGTTGAAAAAAGAACATCTCCAGTTTTGCCTGATCCAGCGTTATTAGGTATGCCTGTAAAGTTATCATAATATTCATCTCCTGTACTATCAGCTGGTAGTCCTGTAATAAGAACATTAGCTGTGGCATCAAAAAACAAATTGACTCCCATACCTCTAGTTGCCCAATAAATTCTTTGAATGGTAACGCCTGTACAAGCAGCACCGCTTGCGTTTGGTTCTAAAGCGGAAACGTCAACTTTAGCAACGTTAGCCTCGCCTGTTCCATCAGAGAGATTGGTGAATTTCATTACGGCCTTACGTTGGCCATCTTGTATAATTTGTGATGTTACTGCATCTGCCATTATTCTTCCTCCCAAATAACTTGAACTGATTCATTTAAATCTTTTAATTTATTATTTGCAGCAGTTTTATTAGCTACAGTTTCATCTACGACGACTTCGCTAGTTTGTGTATTTATAAGTTTTAATTTTATAGCCATTACTTGAAACCTCCTGGATCTCTTGGTTGAGATACAAATATATAATCAAAGTCAGCACTTTGTGCTCCTGAGTTTAAGAAATTAGCAACATAAATATGCGGTAATACTTGAGCACCTGAATCAGTAAACGGTATATCATCTGCTGTTAGAGATGTTGATTGACTATTTTTCAAAGTTCTATCGGTTACTGTAATATCTACTTCAGATACTAAAGTATCTTCAAGTATCCATTTAATTCTGCCTCTATTTGAATCGTAATAAATAGTAGCCGTAAAGAAAGTATTTGGGAAACCTGCTCTACTAGCAATATTCAATTCAGGGTTATCAGATGAATTTAATAAGGCTGCATAAGCATTAGACCCATTGTTAGCATATTGATAACATACTGTACCGCCAGCTGGATCACCTTTAAATAGAACACCTATTGACCCTGTTGGGGGTGTTGGGTTAAAGAATATTGGTGGGCCTGCTTGCACATCATCGGTAAACATAAAAGCGCCTGCGTATGCTGGGTCACTTGCATTCATGCCGTTAGGATTCCATCTGAACTTCATAACAAAGTCTCTATCTTTTTTAAGAGTAAAGTTATGTTCAGGTGTACCTACTGCTGGACCTAATAATAGGCCTGTAAAATCATTTGAACCTGTATGACTTGTCAATCTGATGCATGATGGGTTATCAGGACTGATTGTTACTGTACCGTTTGCTGATTTTATTTCAGACCACTTATCGGTATCGTAATGATCAAAATCATCAAAAAATACATGATTTCTTGTAGGATCGTAAAAATTACCTTTGATTAAGTTATTAACACTTTGGTTACTTACTCCATTTGGAAAATTTGTTAAAGACATTATTCTTTCTCCTTTATTTCAACATTACAAGGTCCTATTGCTTCTAGTTTTTCTTGTATTTTATTTGCGTTTGCGACTGAGACTTCGCCAGTCTCACCATTTGGTTTCTCGTATTTTATTATATATGCCATTAGAATAACTCCTCAGGTCTTTGACAGCCTACCATTACATAATCTATATCAATAAATTGACCTGTACCTGCTGAAAAACCTATTGTAGGTAACAAAGTTTTACCTGTAGGTTGACTAGAAGGAGCAGAATCAATTTGAAAATCCATACCATCTTGAAAGCCTCCTGATGATTTAGACTCGTACCTTCTGTCATTGATTTGATAAACCATAAACTCTCTTTTTGGATCATAATAAAATGTTAGAACATTAAATTGATCAACAACTGTGGCATCATCTTTACCATCCCAATGTCCAAAAGCACCTATAACAGCAGCATTACTTTTAAACCAACTACCTGACGGATCACTACCTGTGCCAATTTTAGGGTTAAATTGACATTGGAAGCCTGGGACTAGAAATTCAATTCCCTCATATTTAGTACCATCCATAACAGCGTCTTCGCTCATGTTAAATCCAAAAGATGCATCAGTACATGTAGCTCCAAACTTATACCTTATTTGCCAAAAAAACGGTTCATTTCCTGTAAATTCAATAGTTTCTGTATTGGTAGCATTACCACCTGACCAAGCTAATACACAACTACCATTAGTTGAAGCTGTAGATGCTGATTGTGTCATTCTCAAAACACCGTTAGCTGTTCTGCTATCGAATTGCGAAGTGGGTACTAAAGCTACTGTAGAACCTGCATTTGTTCCTACTCGCCAGCCATTAGAAGCTGTATCAAATGATGTAAAATCATCGAATATAATATTAAACTTTGATGGCCAGTCACCACCCATATAATCACCAGCTGGGTGATTTTTTAAATTTGGTAAGTTATTAAAACCTTTTTCGTAATTTGTACTCATTATCTCTCCTGTACGATAGTTAAATAATCTACTGTCAACTTGCTTATAGCTGCGGTACTATTTCTAATCATCATAGTAGGCATCAAATTTACACCATCAGGCCATGTAGCAGGATTTACAGTATCTGTTCCTGGTGTGAACGGTAAATCAGAACCACCTACACTTGCACTACAACCAGTCCAACCTCTAGCCGAATCTCTAAAGTAAACGGGTTTGTGAAGATAGGTTTGATTTGTATTAATTTGACCAGCTGGTAAAGCAGCACTTACATTTCCTAAAAAAGTATCGTTGTTTTTTGGGCTTGGTATACTTCTACCAACATTTCTGTTGGGATCGTATACGAAAATCATTTCAATAAACTCATCATTTGTGATGTCACCAGCTGTTGGTAAAAAGCCTGAACTAGTAGTACCAAATACACAATTAAGAGGTAAACCAGTCCCTGTGCCCATAAAAGCAAACATAGCTGGTTCAGAACCTGTAAAAAGTGGATCTATACCTAGTCCTTGTATAGTGCCACCCTGACTTAATAAACCGTTGAAATCAGTTTTCCTTCTCATCAGACCAACATGTAAAGCACATGTTTGCCAATTGTCACACTTAAACCTCATAGCCATATAAGTTTTCTTTTTTGGATCCATTATGAAACTACCAACTGCTTGAGATGCATTACCTTTGTATTGCAATAAAACTCTATCGTTATTTGCATTATCTGTAGCTATTTCTAGTAAGCCACCTGATCCGTTAATGACACCAACTGAGTGATCTCCTGAACCTGCTTCAACTACTGTTTTTTCCCAATGGCCTGCGACATATTTGTTAAAATCGTCGTGCCAAACAATATATTTACTTTCATCTAAAATACCGATTTTAGATAAAGGATGATCTTTCTTTACGAAATTAGAAATACCATCAGGAAAACTTACTCCTGCATTTCCAGTTATTTTTTTATTTACTTCACCAACTGCTGAAGTTCTACCAAATATTACATTACCGTCTCTGCTTGCCATTATACTTCTACCTCATCTAAAACTACTTCTTTATCAACAGCCACAGCGGCCATAGCAGCATCTGCTAATTTCTTTTTACCTGCTGTTGTATTTGCATATTGTGTTTCTACACCGTCTATTGTCAATGTTAACTTCTTAGCCATTATTTCACCTCATAGCAAGGATTAGCAAAACTGTGTGGTTGTGCACTTATCCAAGCAATCATTTTTTCTATTGTATCAAACTCCATTGAGCCGTTACGCCATTTAAATACATACTTCATACTCTATCCCTCCTTCTCATTCCACATCTGAAATAATCTACTTTCATACTATTTGCTTGTGTTTCTTCTGTCCTTACTCCTAATGTTGGCACTAATACCCCTTTAGGATAGCCCCAAGTTGCAAAAGTTCTTGAAGACTTTGACTGTATATTAGTATCTGAAAATTGTGCAGTACTGATCAAGATGCCTTGATATGTCCAAGCTATTAATTGTGTTTTAGCATCATAACAAACACCTAGAGTGCAAAACTCACCATCTGATGGTAAAGGAACTGGGTCAACCAAAACTTGTGGAGTATCTTGTGTTATTTGTTGTGCTGTTCCTGGAAAAGCAGCATTTTTATTTCCTAAAGATCCTGGTGATGTTTCTTCTGTACCCCATCTCATATAGAAATCAGTTGGAAAAAAGTTAGAAAAACCTAAATTACCGAATTGATGTCCTATAAAGTCTTGAAAGAAAAAACCATCAAATATTTCATCATCTGCTTGTCCACATAGCCCAATAAAGGCTGACATTTTATTACCGTCATAATGATCTAAAGCTATTCTTGCTTCATAAAAAAAATCGTGATCTAAATCAAACTCAAAAGAGTTATTAATTGCAGAGTTTGTGCCTAACTGAATAATAATACCATCGTCTATAGCATTATCGGTTGTCATTTGTATGACACCGCCATTACCATCTACGTTTGTTACGCTATTTGCTCCTGCACCTGCAGCGGTTTCTGTAACTTTCCACTCACCTGCATTGTATGTAAAAAAATCGTTGAAGTATTCTGTAGTAGGACCAGGGTGTATTAAACCCATAAGATTTGACCCTTTTAGTTTATCTACGTTAGAAACGTTGTTCTTAAAATTAACACTCATAAATTACAGTCCTCCTTGGACCAGCATTTATTTGCTAAATGCCATAATTTATTTGAGTGTAACTCTGTTTAGATAATTAAGCAATAAAAAAGGGAGCCCGAAAGCTCCCTTGAGGGGTACAAGGTTTAGTTATGCACCTTGTGAAGCATCGACACATCTCCAGTTTGAGAATCCAAATGAATATCTCTCTCTAGCTTTGTATCTTAGATTTCCTGTATCAAAATCACCTTCAAGTGATGTTTGCATAGGTGATCTAACAAAATGCTTAAAGCCGTCTGGACAGTCTGACTTAACGAAGAAAGCATCTGGGTCTGTTAGATAGTGGTTAACCACATACCCTTCAGGGAACATTCCCATATTTTTCATAGCGTTAAGGTCATTGTTGGCTGTACCAGATTGACCTGGGGAATTAAGAATTCTATCTGCCACAAATTGTAATTGTGGTGGAATGATAAGCTTAGTTCCTTGTAAAGCAATTGCTAATCCTCTATCGTCAACCTGAGTTGAGATTCTGATAAGCGTATCTTCAAGTGAAGTTTCATTCAAGTCAGCAAAAACTGCTGCTCTGTTAGCTCCAACACCACCACCAACTAATGGGTGATCAGATGCAACTAAAGGTTTTCCGTCACCTCCAGGTGCAGCTGCTGAGAAAGCATTGTTTAGGATGTTTGCAGCTTTGATCTGCTTGGTATTAGCCATACTTCTAGCTAATGCTTTAGTATATCTAGAACCAAGTCTGTCATACAAATTATCCTCTACTGCTTCTTCAGTAAGTGCGAATGCTAACGCAACTGTTTCATGCTCATACCTTGCGGTAAAGCCTTCACTTGCGTTGTCATAAGATATACCAGCACCTTCTGCTTTATCAGGGGCGTTACCAAATCCAACAATTTGTACTTCTTCTTCAAACGCTCTGTCAGATGACTCTTGCTCGAAGATTTCAGCGTGCTCATTGTCGTATCTAGCATACTCCATACCAAATAAAGCGTTTAAGCCTGGCTCTAATTCTTTTGCTAATTGCGATCTATTAATTGCCATTATTTACTCCTATTATTAGACACCAGCTAAGTTGCTGTATGCATGCTCGTTGATTTTTACTACCATTTTTACGTTTGTGCCAAAATCATTATCAGGAGCGTTAACCTTACTAATAATTCTAAATTGTGCAGCACTAGCCGTTGATGTATCATTTATCTCAGCCTTAGATTGGCCAGATACTGTATCACCAGCTACATATGTACCTAAATCAACATTTGCGCCCACATCGGTTAAAGCGAGTGAGCCTTTACTTTGAACTTCGTAGAGGTTTTCTGGATTGTCCTCTACTAAAGCGATAATTGTGGATGTAGATGTTTGACCGTTTGGAAAGTGTGCTTTGTAAGTAATACTTCCATCTGTGTCAACGAATTTACAACCACGGAAGATCCCTAGTATCTTGACGGTAGTAGCTGAATTAACGACGCTAATGGTACCGCCTGTCAACATTTGAACAGGATCTCCAGAGAAAATTGAACCTGCTTGTCCACTTGCGATCTGATATTCAGTACAACCATTATTTTGTGGTGCACTTCCTAACTTACCAACAAGTCTAAAGCCATTAGGTTTATCTGGGTTTGCCATAATATTTTTTCCTTATATATTATTTTCGTTTACCGCCCCCGAATGTTACTGAAGAAGTTCTCCTCGGAGACATAATTGGAGAACGAGCATCAGATTCCTTCAATAGATCATTATCGATAGCTTCCTGCATAGTTCTGCTTCTGCTTTGATAATAAGAGTTACGTTCTTCTCTTGTCTCTAGTGGAATCTTAGCTAATAATAAGCCCCCTACACCAATTACTCCTGCGTGCTTACCATCCATGATGCTAGGAAGTTCAAAATCTGTAACCTCTTCAGCTCGAACAAGTTCGAAACCTTCACGAAGTCTAGACATTACATTCTTCCTATCTTCTTGGTTTAAAGTCTCTGCCCTAATCCACCTGTAGACATAGCCTTCAGGGGCGGGTGGAGTATCCAATGTGCTCGGTGGAGCCCAAGGTTTGCGTGCTACGTCTTTAGCACGAGTATCAGCAGAACGGGTCGTTCTGTCATTTTCTGGTTTTAAAAACCTACCCTTATCGTCTCTATTCATATCTATTACCTTTTTACGAATTTTGCGTACTCATTAAGAGGTACGTTTAATTTTTTTGCCATCTGAACTTCAGAAGGCGATAATCTTACTTGCTTTTTGCTTGGCTTTGCAGTTGTATCTGCTCTACCTGCTGAAGCAACTCTTTGTGTTGGTTTCTTTGTGTTTTCTGATTTAGAAAAATCATTTGGAAACCTAGCACGAAGCCTGTTATCAACCTCAGTATAATACTCATCGCTCTTCGGATCAAATCCTTCGTCTTCTACTAATTGTTTATGAATTGTAAAAGCAGCGTTAGTCATGATTTCGTCAGTACCAAACCACTCGTTTTTTTCTGCCCAAGCTGTAGCCTTTTCATCAGGCTCAGGCATTGGAGCTGGTTGTGCAGTCTGCATTTGAGCCTGCGGTTGAACAACTTCTTGCTCTTGTGCTTTCTGTTCTTCTTGATATTCCAATTGAGATTTAGAAGATTCAATCTTGCTTTCTTCAACTGCAATCTTTGCAATTATATCTTGTGCTTGTGCTACCTTATCAAAGTCTTGTTCCTCGTAAGCAGCTTTTAAAGCAGACTTTGCTTGTGCTTTTTGCGACTTTAATCTGTTTTCAGCTTCTGACAAGTATGATTTATCAGATTGAGATGTTTTTACTTTAAGGTTTTTATTCTCTTCTTGTAGCTGGTTAGCATAAGTAAAAGCAGATTCACTTGCTCTTTCTGCTTCTCTCAACCTTCGTGTTAAGGTTGCTATACGTTTCTGAACTCGATCAGAATATTGTTCGTGCTCGTCTTTTTCTTCAGATTCTTCTGGCTCACTTACAACTTCTTCTACGACTTCAGCATCTTCGGATTCACTCTGTTCTTCTTCCAGTTCTACAACTGTTTCTTCTTCTAGAGATTCGTCTTTTTTTACTTCTTCACTCATAATTACTCCTATACTGCAACGATATCGGTTGGATCGTGTATGGTTGCTATCACTTCATCATCATTAATAATTCTGCATTCTGCGTCATCACCAAGCTTGAAACGAGCACCAGCATAACGGCCAATCAATACCCATTGTTTTTCTTTACACCAAGCCTTGTTACCAAACTTAGCATCTTGATAACAAAGAGGACCCATCTTTACCACATAAGCACATACCGTTGAAAGTCTTTCACGATCAACCGTATCTTTTGTCATAATGATTCCACCTTTAGACATACCCATACCTGCAAATGGCAGTATCAACATACGCCACCCTGTAGGTGTTGGCATTCTTTCTAAAGCTGATTTGTCGAGTAGAGTGGGGTCTAATACTTTGACACCAGGATCGACATAGGCCTTTTCAACATCTTCACCTGTCTTTTGAACAGTTTCTGAAATTGAAGCATTTTCTTTTTCGATTTCTTTTGCGACGTGATCAGGAATGACCACCTTGTTCGTCTTCGTCATCTTCTATTACTTTTCCAAGCAGCTCTCTTAATTTTATTTCTACTTGGACCAGAGCTGTATATTGTCCACGTAGAAACTCATATTGACCAATATCTTTGACACCAGCCAGTAATGTGTCTTTTACGGCTTCTTGTTGTTCATGAAGCTCTTTTTTGAGTTTTTCTCTTAACCAAAGAACTGACATCAATAAACGCCTGAAAACTTCGTACCAAACTCTGCTATTCCAGCGCCTCGTACTTTACCCTTACCCATACCAGGTTGAGGGTTAGTGTTCACGGATACTTTTTCAGTTTTTTTAAGAGGAACGCTACCTTTGTTGCTGTAGCTTTGCTTTTTTAATATTTTCATTATTTTTGTATTATAAGTTACTTTTGGTATTTTTGAATTAAATCTTGCATTTTAAGTTGTTTTTGCATTTCCATACGATCACGAGTTAGTTCAGCTTTTTCATCAGCTATATCTTGTTGTGTTTGTATTCTTTGCACATCAATCTGATCTTCTCTTACACTTTCATCTCTTCTTCTTTGTTGATCAGCGATAAATTGTTGTTGTTCTTGCTGTAGTTCTTGACCTTTGAGAGCAAGTTCCTGTTTTCTTATTGTTACTAACGGATCTTCATCAGCAGGTGCAGATATTTGTTCAGTAAATTCAACCATTAACTCAGCTAAGATTGGTGCAGAAAACTGAGAAACCATTTGTTGCATTTGTGCTTGTACTTGTGCTTGTTGTTGTTCTGGTATTTCTTGTAGTTGTGCCTCTAATTGATCGTATTGTTGTTTTAACTCAGGTGGCATCTGTTGCATACCTAAATTATCTGCTTTCATTTGTAAATGTTGCATAATATGAGAATGGATCATAGCTTGTATAGCAGCATTAGACTGAACTGGTGGTGTATTCAATAAACTCATGTGCACAGATATATGCGCATCATGATTTTGTTCAGGAAATGCTTGTGCAGGTTGACCCATCAATAACATATTATTTTCCATACCTGCTTCAATAGGTTGTGGTTCAGTACTTGGCGGTGGCACTAGTAATTGATCAGGATTCTCTACGCCAATAGCTGCATACATTCTTCGGTATGATTCATAAACACCGTCTGGCCCATGTATTTGAGGATTAGAGTTCACCAACTGCATCATTTCTTGTGCCATAGCTATTCTTTGTGCGGTGCTAAAAATATCAGGATTTGAGACAGGTATAATATCTACTCTTTCATTAAAATCTTGTGCACCAACTTCTTGATTACCTTCTGGTGTCATGTATGGGTACTCATTTGGCAAATATTCTTGGAATACGTTAGATAATATTTTAAATTCTTTACGTTGAGCGTTATGCAACCTCTTGTGTATGGCTGACAAAACTTTTGTTGATCTTTCTAGCAAAGCCATTGTAGTTCCAACTGGTGCTTGTGAGTTTCCTTGACCTGTATTTATTTCTGCTATAGATGCGAAGGTTTTACCTGAGTCAACTAAAATTCCTAAGAGATTAAGCAAAGTACCGCTTGGCTCTTTGAACGGTAGTGGTTGTATAGATTCTCTTAAAGAACCACCAGGGGCATCTACATCTCTGAATTCTCCAGGCTGTAAGGGTGTATCTTCATCCCTTATCCTTATACCTCTTGTCTTAAACCCAGCAGGCAGGTTTGCAAGGGTACCTGCATCAATTAATTGCCTCATAATGGATGTAGATGCTTTCGAAAGTCCACCTATCATGTGTGTCAGTCCAAAACCATAAAAGCCTAGACCTGGCAAAAATTTAAAATGTACGAAATATTCAATTTTGTTTTTAAGAGGATCTTCTTCTTTGAAGTTTCTTCTAATAGAAAGAACTTGATTAGAATTGGAGTCAATTGTAACTATATATGGTAGTTTTACTCCTGTTGGACCATCAGCTCCCATATCCTCAAAGCCTGGAATGTCTAAATTTGCATGTATTTCATAAAGTACTGCGACTTCACCATCATCATAGCTAGGTTGCATACCTGTCAATTTGTCTAATTCTTCACTTACTTCACTTGTTCTTGTAGCATCATCACCGAGCTCTATAGAAACATCACGATAAAAACCAACATTTTGTAGTTTTTTGACTTCATTCTCGGATAATTTGACAATATTTGTAATACGGCCACAAGATTCTAGATCTGTCGTGTAATATGGCACTATTAAGTCTTCAGGTGCTACAAATTTTGAAACAGCACGTCCTAAAGTCTCGTCATAATAGATTTTTTTGAATGCTGAACCCGCTAAAGGCAGATAAAATAGTAATTGATCTAGTTCTTGGTCGTATTCTTCCATTTTATGAACGATCTGATAGTTCATAAACTCTTTTACCCTTTGTGCTTGAAGCTCTACATTAGAATCGTAGTTACCGACTACTTGAGTTTTGACAGGACCACCTGAAGGTAATAACTCTTTATAAGCCTGAGCTTGAAAAGATGTTACTGCTTCGCCTAGCAAAGGGTGTATAACACCTGAAGCACCTTCAAATGGCTCTGATCTGTCTTCATCGAACTTCATACCTAAGTATTTCAGGCCGTCTTTGTAAGTTTTTTCCCAATCTTCTCTTGATGATTTGTCAGCTTCTATACCAGCAATAAGATCAGAAGCTATTTTGTTAAGTTCTGACTCTTCTATTGATTCTGCTAAGTTATCATCAAAGCCACCAACGCTTGTTTCTTCAACTTCTTCACCCAAGATAGCGCTTCCATCTTCCATCATAGTAAAACCTTGCTCATCAGAAGGCTGTACTAACTCTACATCTTCTAAAAATTCTTGTTCTTCAGGTGTGTTAGCTACTATTGGTGTGCCGTCTTGTCTTTCTATCATTAATGTACTTGTTGTGTGTTCAGGTCGGCTATATCCAATAAAGGAAACATTTCGCCAACTAGTGTTAATTTTAGTTCTTTTGCCTGTATATTAGCAACCTCTAGTGAAGATGCCATTATTATCGGGCCATCTTTAAGTCGGCCATCTACTTCATACTCTGTTAAATAGAACTGAATCATGTTAATAATATACCCTCTTTATTGGTGCTTTGTCTTCATCTTCATAGTCTGTTCCTAGTGAAACTAAACCACCTTCACGAAAACGCATCAAGGCTTGAGTCATTGTATCACAGAGGTCATCATGTGCAGAGAAAGGAAACGAAGCACATTCTTCAATCATGTCATCAGCAAATTGTTTCTTTGGTGCCCAGACTAAACCTGACTCAAAGATTGGAGCTACGGCATGCATACGAGAATGTTTGTCGTGACCACGTGATGGAGAATAGTTAACTACTGGTATACCTTGTCTACGCAACTCATGTGTTAAAGGTGTGCCTGAAGCTTTAGCTTCTATCAAGACCATATCAGGATCCCAATACTTATATTCTTCCATAGCCTTACTTTTTAAGTCTGGGAAATCCCAACGACCTTTCTGACAGTCAAGTAGGATAATAGAATCGGGCGCATCATCAGATGGCCTAAACACACCCCAAGTAGATATGGCGCTGAAGTCCGCTGTTTGTTTCTTACTAAAAGCCGTGTCATATGATTGTATTATATACTGAACAGCTGGCAGACTATCGTGTGTCCATTCATTCCACCAATCCCTTTTGATGATAGAGCCCTCTTCTGCGGTTGGAGTTTGCATCCATTGAGCATTCCATTTAATACCAGGCAAAGAAGCTTTAACTTTTAACAATTCGTCTATTGGCCAAAACTCTGGCCATAGAGGATTTTCAGTATCAGGAAAAATAGCAGGAAACTCTATCACTTCCCATTGATCAGCCATAGGTTCTTTCTGAGCATCAAGCAATCTTTGTGTTAAATCTATTTGACTCCAACGAGTCATAACTAAAACTATGGCTCCTTTTGGTTGTAAACGTTGACGAGGTCCAGAGGTATACCATTCCCAAGCGCCTTCCATAGCATTCATACTAAGAGCATCTTGTTCTGAGTGTGGGTCATCTATTATTAGTAAGTCCGCACCACGACCTGTAATAGCTCCGCCTACACCAGCAGCGAAGTATTCGCCCCCTTTGTTAGTCTCCCAACGACCAGCGGATTTAGAGTCAGCCGATAGAGTCACATCAGGAAAGATGCCTGCATACTCTTCGGTATCCATCAAGTTTCTGACTTTACGACCAAACCTGACAGCCAGCTCACCTGTGTGAGTGGTTTGCATAATCTTCTTGTTTGGAAAGCGTCCCATTACCCAAGCAGGAAAGTAGGTTGAAGCGAACTCAGACTTTGTATGTCTAGGTGGCATATTAACGATCAAACGGTTGATCTTGCCTGTTGCAATATCCTCAAGCTTTTGGGCAAATATTTTATGATGTCGGCCACAGATGAACTCAGGCCAGATGTGTTCTATAAAATCCATAAAACCTTCTTGACAGGTTTCTTGTTTTTTTAGTAACTCTAGTCGTTCTTTTAGTAGCAGCGCCTCTCTAAGCTCGGCATCTGATAAGCTTTGTAATGTCATAAATTATTTAATAAAGACTGTATACTTACAGGTCCTCCTTCTTTCATGTTAAATATGCTTTTTCCTTCAGACAAGGCTTTACGCACAGGGTCAAGATCAATTTCATATCTGTTTAGTTTTGCAGGCTGTAAAAGTTGCTCCATGTTTTCTAAACGTATAGGACCCTCTTGGTAGTCTTCAAGTAAGTTGTAAACGTCTTCATCATAAGCAGGATTGTAACGACTGAAAGGCTCTATTCGCTCAGTATCAATTTCACGTACTGAGCCTGGAGGTAAACCTAATTCTTTGGCTATTTTTTGAAGTTCTTTTCCTTGATTTTGATAACTTTTAATGATGTTCCTAATACTATCACTTCCACTAGAACCACCTATTTCACCAGACCTTCTGATTTCATCTAGCGGTATTACAAAGACGTCATCATTTGTTGTTTGCGCTTGCCTGTTTACTTTATCTCTTACTACAAATTTCCAATAATCTGACGAATTGCCTTTTTGATACATATCTTTTTTCAGCACTATATCACTATCATCAAAATTAACATTTTTGATACTGTCATCTAGAGCATCTAAATCTACTTTTTTATTTAAAAACAAACCATCTTTTGGTATCACACTTTCTGGATTTGTAGCTCGTGTCTCAACATCAGTAAATTTACCGCCATATGACCCATAATAATCACGGTCTACCTCCATCATGTCTGCTGAATAATTTTGTATTGGGTTTTTGTTTGTTTGTCCGTAATGTAAAGTACGATCATACATTCTTTTCAAACCTTCACTCATATCACCTCGGTCTATATATGAAACATCATTTAAGTTGAGAGTTTTTAACAAGCCAGAGTTGTAAAGGCCAGGATTTGATGCTTGAAGTTTTGTTTTTAATTTTAATTCAAGGTCATTTATTTTGTTGCCTAATCTAACAATCTCGTTTCTTTGGAGTCTTTTTGCAGGACTCTGCGACATAGTTGAATTTAAAAAGTCTTGTTCTTCTGTTGTTAGTCTCGCTTTTGGCAAGGTAGGTCCTTCAACTTTTTTGACACTACCATTGACTAATTTGTAATCTTCAAATAATAGGTTAAAAGCTTTTTCATCATTCGCTTTTTCTACAAGTTTATTTCTTTTGCTCAACAAGCTTTTAAAATCATCTATTAGATCATTTATTTCAGGAGTTATGTCTAATTTAGGCTTATTGAATGGATTAGTAGTTGAAAAGCCTAAATCTTTTCTCTGTGATTGTGCTTTAGCTGCCATCTCTACATAATCTGATTGAGCTGCATTGAGTATGGATTCATTTCTTACTACACGTTGACCAGAGGCAGCATCTTCAAAGCTATTAGGTCTTGATTTTATTGAAGAAAAAGCAACAACACTATCAGGAGCATCTAATAAACCTTCGCTTCGCATATCTTTAGTATGGTCAAGACTGTAATTTTGCATATTTACATCATCTACAAGATATAAGAATTCATCTGAATCTGGTGTTCTGATACCAGCACTATTGTTAATTACTGCAGGAGATTTTCTTACTTCTAAGGCAGAAGACAGTTTAGGGCGCATGAACAATTCAAGTCCTGCTGGTGTTACTTCATCTATATTAGGGAAAAACTTTTTTACTTGTGTGGTAAGTATTGGTATCTGACCTCTGCCAGCTGGAGTAGGTTTTGTATCACTTATGACTCCTAAACCTCTAAGCTCACCTACTTTGTCTGGATTTTTTCTCATTAGTTCTTCAACAAGATCTTGCAAATTATATTTTTTATCGGCTTTCAAACTACGCAAGGCTTCAATATTTGGGGAAGCTAGTCCTTTGAACTGGACACCATCTTTTTCTGGTCTTGTACCTGTGTACTCGTTTGTAGGGTTAGTTGGACCAGAAACACTACCACCAGGCATATCAGGATCTACCCTAAAGTTTTTACCTAAACGTCCTAAGCCTTTACCTGCTGCCCCAGCAATTGGTCCAACAATTGGTAACAAGGAAGCACCTGCTAATCCTGACAGAGCTAGGTTGCCTATTCCTCCTAGAGTATCATCTTGTGCAAACCTTTCATCTGCTCTGGTTTTAAACTCACCAGTTTCGAAAGCTGCAAGAGCATCACCAAAGCCTGGTGTAATGCTTAAAGCTATTTGTTCCATAATAGGTAATTCTTCAAAGACACGATAAGCTTCCCTGTTTTTACCTTCTGAAATTAGTTTAGTTATTTTTGCTTGTGCGACTGCACTTGATACTTTACGGCTAGCTACTCTATCTTCTAGCCTTTTGATTGAATCGAGAAATTCTTGTTTGGTAGCCATTCATATTGCTCTTAATCTACACGTAACCTAGGTGGCACTTTCAAAACGCCTGGACCGAGCCCAGCTCCGCCCGCTAAACCTCTAAGTCCTGCTAATTTACGTTTTTGCATATCGGACATACCTTCATCAAAAACACGTTTTTTCAATATTTCTCTGTCCTGGTTTGATATAGTACGGCCACTTTCTCCTAAAATTTCTTGAACGGCTGAATCAAAATATACTTGCTGGTTTGATGGTAGGGATTCTTTCAGTTTTCTAAGAGCCATCAAGGTATTTTGATAATTCATCATATCAGCGTCACTACCGCTCGGCATATCTATACCTGGTACTGCACCACCTTCTTGATAGCCCATACGCTCGACAACTTCAGGTGCCTCTTTTCTTAAAGCGGTTATACCTGGGTTAGGATCTACTCCACCACCGTCTTTCATGAAACGTCTGCCCTGCATATCCATCATAGGATTTGGCATAGGCGGTAGGCCTGAGCCTCTTGGCGGTACTCCTGGCATCTGAGTTGCCATACCTAACTGAGGTGGTTGCTTCGGCATCATACCGTCTCTTGGCATAATATCTGATCTTCGACTTGGTGTGGCCATAGGTAAGTTATTGCCAAGAGCAGGTACAGGTAAATCATTAACATCTCTAGAAGGCATGTTAGGTAAACTACCGATACCCATACCAGGCATCATCATGTTTCTACCCATACCACGCATACCCCTAAGGTTACGCATCCTTTCCATAAGTTGTGGTCTTTGTCTTAAAAAGCCACCCATTCGACTAGCTAACATAGGTCTTCTTTTTTTTATCTTATTTATCAAGCCTCTAAAAAACATCAGATTTGTATACCTAAATCATTTCCTTGAGAAAATAATTGTTCAGCAAATTCTAATTGTTCCATAGTAATACCAAGATCCGCTAGCATTTGCATAATTTCTTCTTCGGAAGCACCTTGCTCCATCAACTGTTGAATAACCGCTTTGATCTCCATAAGAGATTGTTTAGCCATTTGTTTTTCTTCTGATGATAAATTATCTATTTCTGCTTGTATTTGATCTGGGGCTGTCATTCCTGATAACTCCTGATTCATCATTTGAGGTTCCATAATCGAATAGTATACGGATAAGAATCTTTTTGCAAGGGTAGGCTACTGCAATCGTGGAGAAGAGCTAGATTTAATATAGCTTAGAACAGTAGCCAAACCCATAAAAAATATAACATATATACCCCCCGTATGGGACCCTTTGTAAAAAAAGTGGATTTTGTATGTGTCAAACCTTGTGTAAAGTATTGTGTATATACCCCGCAGGGCAAAATGGGTGTCACCCCTCAAAAAAACCCGATTGCGTTCCCGACTCATCTGACCAATAGAGTCCCAATAACGACAAAAGGACGGCCTAAGCCGTCCCTTCAGGAGTAACCCTTTAGTCTTTTATTTAGTTTTCACCTCTCGCCTCCCGTTGTTTTCTATACCTCTCGAACTCTTTATCGTAGGCGATCATATCTTTTATCCGTTGTGTAACAACATCATCATTACAACTTTCACAACATCTGCCATCTTCAGCAAGCGGTTCAGGGTTGTGACCATAACCTTTAAAGTTAATACCGCAAAGAACACATTTATGCTTTTCCATTATGCAGTCCTCCATAATCTTATCTGATTATATAGCTCGTCACCTTCTACCTCTACTAACTGAGTTGATACAGCAACTTTTGTAGGCTTCATATAATAGTTGATAGAATTAGTTACCAAATAGAACAAATTTCTTTCAGCTTCATTCTTCAGTAATATGCTTTCTCCTACATACATATCTAAGATAATAGCTTCTACTTGCTCTCTAGTGAATCTTGAAGGATTAGCTCTTCTTCTTTTGTCTTCTCTTTCAATATCACTTGAAACTAAAACAGAGCCTACATCTGCATAGTAATTTATAGTCCTGCTCTTAGTCATTAGTCTCACCTCTTATTAAGTGCATGACATTATTGATGTCAGTATTACCTAGAACTTGTCTAGTATCTGCTACATGCAAGTCACTATTCCTAACAACTTGTATTCCATTAACAACTAAGTCTCGTAACTCAGTCTCAGCACCAGCTAGTAGCTGGACACCGTTATCGTTTTCAATTATGAATTTAATTTTCATATTCATTAACTCCTTATTAATAAGTATACACATAGTAGTAACACTTACAAGGGGTAAACAACAATTAATTCAATTATTTTTTAAGACACTCCACCCAGACTAAGGAATAACGAACATGATACATACATTTTGCGCCTGGGCTTCGTGTGTTATTATTGTGTGTTATGGCGTCCCGATCATTACCTTTAATCCCCCGTTTATCATTCCCGACCCGATCCCGAGTTATCAGCCAACCAAGCAAGGATACAAATAATAATAAACAACTCCAGCATTAGAGCCATTGTTGCTTGATAGCATAACCGTCGTCATACAATATATTTGATAAGGTATAAACTAGATGAAACCCCATATCCATACCGCACCCGCCAACAAAGACGGAGCGGGTATTGTCTTTATATGTCCAATCTAGCAACTCTGATATATACCAGCTGACATTTTGAACATGTCCCTTCTTGAGAGAACCTGCCACCATTATATGCCTAGACATACCTGAAGGGGCCACCTTAGTAACTAGCGTGTAAGCGGTTGATCCTTCGGGGAAAGCGTCTCGGAGTATATCTTTAACTTTATCTTTATCCATCAGAATAACCCTCTACTATTTAGTTCTGCTCTTGCCATTTTTATATGCTCCTTGTCAGGGCCGCCTAAAAAATAACCGTTTAAGCTATTGGGTTTGTCAAAGTTTTTCAACCAAGTTTTTAATTCTCTTGTCGTTAGGGTTTTAAACCATTTTTCCATTTTCCATTCTCCTTAATTAAAAGCTGCTTTTAATGATCGTCTGTTTTACTTCCTAGGAGAAATACAAATCAACCTCACCAAAAGCAACTTATCTATAAGTCTACTACAAGTAATCAATAAGTCAAGTAAAAAACCAGAGGATCTTCACATAGGCTGCGCCTGGATCCAGAATGATTGTGTTAACTATTGTGTAGTACTTACCTCGTAGAGTCAGCCGAGATCACTACCAGCAATCCCGACTTGTCCCCGACTTACTCGGGCACTCGCTCCATCTGTATTTTGGCATATCTTACCAAGCCGTTATACAGATCAGGCTCGTGTTTTTTAAACAGAGCCAAGTTACGATCATCACAACCGTTAACTGCACTCAATACTTCTCGCAGACCTTTCTCAATAGCATGAGCTCTTGTGTCAGCCATATTGTTGCCAACTAGATATTGGCCGTAAGTTCCTAAGTATTTATATAAAGACATATCATTTCTCCTTTTAATAATGTATGTGCTTATAGTTACACGAAGTAGACATGAAGTCAAGTAATGTGAAGATCTATTTTTATCCACAAACCCTTCCCCTGGAAGATCCGCAGCACCTGGTGTGTGTAATGTGATAGTGTGTTGTTGTGTTATACTGTCCATACAGCTCTTTATTGTCTTACCCGACTACCCGACTGCCCGACACCCGACAATTTCTTTTCAGAGAGCGACTGAGAGAGCTAGGGTATGCAGTTTAACCCCTACTCTACCCCCAAATAACTCTATTTATTATGTATATTTTGTTTACATCTAGTCTAACATATGATTAACTAATACTTGTGTTTATGTATGGTATGCACAAAAGTGGTAAGCATTTAAATCTATACCAGTTTCGTAGCAGTAACATATCTTATATATATGTTGCTAGGGTTCGAAAGCCTTTCAGTTACGATATGAACAAAGCCATACATACACACATTAACTATTGGAGAATTATTATGGCAAAAAGAATGACCATGAACGAGAGAAATATCCTTGTGCAAAGAGGATATGAAATAATACGAGAAGAAGGCATATCTAAGCTTTCTTCTGAAATGAAGAATAACCCTAAGTATCTTGATCTTATGTCCGTAAGAGAAACACTTAAGAAGACAAAAAAAGAAGTGTCTAACTTAACAGATAAATTACAAAACATGCATAAAGAGTTTAATGAGTCTTTAGATAATGAGTATTTTGAACTTGCTAACTGTTATGCCTACCATTTTGATGGCGACTTCAGATGGGACGATAAGGGTCTTAGAAACAAGATTGAGACTGAAGTTGTCTTAGCTAGTTTAAGCGACTCAGTAGATTTCGATAAACTGATTGAAACACTTAAGGCTAAATTAACATGAAGAAAGTAAATGTAGATCAATTAATCGAAAATCCTAAGAATGCTAAGGAGAGAGTAGCCGTGTGTTTCTTTCTCCTTATGACTTGTCCTGATACCAAAAAGAATGAAGCTAAGTTAGAGAACATATTAAGCCATATGTGCGAAGACTTAGAAGAATTGGATCATAACCTTTGGTCAGCAACTCAAGAACTAGCTAAACAAATAGCCGTTCAAGAAAATGTGCCGTTCTATCAAGAAAATATAAATTGGATGGAAAGCAAATTAGCTGAAGTTACAGGTTCTGTTCAGAGAATGGAAGGAGTGCATTAACCGATTAAGTGCGAGGGTTGATAGGGAAATTAGCAGTTAATGAACTATCCAAAGTGTAAAGCCTAGATTAAATTCGGGGTATCTTTGTTAACCCAACTGCCCACTTTAAGTCTCCCCAACAGTATGTTGTTGACTATTGGACGACTTTAAAAGTGCAAACAACTAGACTGATTTTTCCTCAATGTGTGGGTGTTTCAATGTCGATAAATAACAAAACACAACAAGCGTGTCTCTTGCTGGTTTAGACATACAAAACAGAACCAGCATTAACCATAAGGAAATATTATGAAAAAAGCTAAAGTTAAATTATACCGAGTGACAGCAGTCCAACCTGTTTACCATGTCACTTATGTCAATGCCACTAGCCCTAAAGAAGCAGAGCAAATATGTGAAAACGATATGAATGACGATTGTGATAAGCATGATTGGAAAGCCGTTGACTGTGGTAGCTGGTATGGCTACCGAGCAGAAGAGGAAGATAAATCATGAAAGAATTTAAAGTTGAATTCAAAGAGATAACTACCTATAAAGGCAGTATTAAAGCCGACAATATTAAAGAAGCTGAACATACTGTCTTGATTGGGTCTTTAAGAAAGTTTGAACCTGTTCAAGGTGAAACCAAAATACAATTTATTGAAGAGGTGAATAATGAGAAGAATTGATATTTTTATTATGAAGAACTATGCAACCTATTGTGACGAGAAAAGCAGATACGGAGAGCTACAAGATCAAAAGAGCTTTACCGACTATGTTGAATCTAATAAACCTTTTCTTATTCAAGAATATAAAGCTTATCGCAGAGCTAACAGAGATATAAAGACCATGTCTAGTGTTATAGACAAAGTTGTCATAAAGCTCAAAGACGACAGAGGACTTTAATGGAAATAATACTATTAATCCTGTTCGGAGTTTTCTTGGACTTCGTTGATAGCAGATGGCGAGATTGATCCTTCAGTCTCGTCTGTTATCTCTCCCTCAATAACATCACCCATCAATTGCTTTAATCTATTCTCGATCTCAGCACGAGACATCTGATCTATTTTCCCGAAACGAACTTCTTTCTTATCAACTACTAACCCACCAACCTTAAGCAAACTGTTTTGAGCTGCGATAGCTGCGTTAAATGATCCCGACTCCAAGGCTTTATCCCTAATGTCGTATAAATCTTTTACAGCTCTGTCCTGGTTCAACTCATACTTCTTGCGAACTTCACCCATGAGATAGTTGATCTCTTTCTTAACTTCTGGATGTTTCAATAGTTTATAGGCCGACTGCCTTGCGTCTTTGTAACCCGACTTACGAGCACATTCAACATAAGACATCTGTGGATTGTTAACAACCTTCCAGACAAATATGCGTTGCATACGATTTAACTTGTTTGATAGATTGAAAAACTCTATTGCTGGATCTTCTGCTTGATCTAACAAAGGCTCAAAACCCGACTGCTCTTCTTTCATATGTGCTTATACTAGATGATACTTTGTGTAGATGTAAAGTAGATGGGCTATATCTAGCCCTTTAGATGTGGCTAGCCCTACATATCCTATATATGTATAACATCCGATCTTAGCGAACCCGACTTATACTGTCAAGTTCTATGTATATTTATAAGTATATTAGTCTCTAGTTCCCTGACAAAAATGAAAAAAATGCAAAAATACCTTAGCCCTTTGTTTATCAATGTTTCCCATGTCACGCACTCTATGACAAAAGTCTGACAATAATGTTTACCTGGTTGCAGCTAATTTTTTATGTTCATGTTTAGTGAAAAAATCCCAGCCACCATTAGCTTTTCTATTAGCCCTGAACTTTTCTACAATCCAAACACGATATATTTCTTCTTCAGCATTTAAAGTTCTGTAACTTAACACATGCACATAACCTTCATCAGTTGGCCTATATCTTGCGTTGAAATGTTGCATAACATTATTTCTAAGCTTGTTGCCTTGTAATTTAAAGCTGTCCCCGACCTCAGCTTCTGTTTCTATCCATAAACAAATAAGATCTTTGACTGAAGCTGGGCGTTGTTTTTTTCCAACCCTACTGCGTGGTAAGGGCACACCTTTCTCAAACTCTAAATTTATTCCTATCATTATTAGCCTCCAAATTAAGCAGAGCGTTTCGTCGCCAGGTCGCTCTGTTACCTTCTACCTCAAGGAGAATTAATTGAGATACACGACATAACTAATTAGACTCCATACCGATAGGCATCTAAATCATAATCAGTCATTAAAATATCAACTTCCATACTAGGATTTATTACGGCAAACCCTTTGTGTTTAAGATGACATTTTTCGTAGTTACCGATAAGTTCTTGGTGTTGTTCCCAACCCATGTTGAGAGCCTCATCCATAGCATCATGTCGCTTTGGATCGTCCAACACATTATCGTAAAATATTCTATACATTCTAGACATAATCCATCCTTATTTATACTGTTAGTAGACATGATATACCTATTTCGGATATAATGTCAATATTATGAAAGATATACATAAAATTAAACCGACAGACATCAACAATCTGTCACCAATCGAAGAATTAGAGATGGCTACACATCATGCAACAGATGCTGTGTTAGACCTGATACGCAACATCAATGCGTTACCTGTAGAGCAAAGACAACATATTACTGATATGTTTGATAGAGTAAAGGATGGTAAGTCAAAAGATGTATAACAAACTACACGACAAGGTAAAAAACTTAGAAGTAGGAGAGATAATAAAAGTTGATAGGAGATTTGGCTACCCAGCTCTTATCAAACTTTTACAGGAGTTCGGCTACGAATATGAAGAAATCATGAAACCTGCTGCTACTTGGGCTAAGAATGTAAGGAGAACAGGATGAAACAATTACCTGAAATACTTAATGAATATGAACATGTAGTGTTAGGAGACACTTATTACTTTCCTGATATGCCAAACGATTTTTATCACAACTCTCCAGGCATATCTTCATCTACCATAAGAAGGTTTGGCCAATCACAAGTCCATGCTTTAGAAGAACAAATGGAAGAGTCACATGCACTAAGATTTGGGTCTGCTGCACACGCTATGATAGTAGAAGGCGAAAGCGTCTTTAATAAAGAAGTAGCGTGTCTAGTAGGCTCACCTTACACACAAGCCAATAAAGATCTGAAAAGAGATTACGAGAAAAGAGGTTTGACTGTTATCAACACAACGGACAAAGAAACCATTTACAAAATGAAAAACTCTTTAGGTATTTACGGTGATACAGTATTGAACCCGACAAAGACAGATTACCCTGAGGTTTTTACTAGGCCTTCAGAAGTAGCTCTGTTTTGGTGGGAAGATGATATGTTGTGTAAAGTAAAGTCAGACATGCTTAGATATCCAATGAGCGGTCAGTATGATGATAAGACTATAATTCTTGTAGATTACAAAACCACACAATCTGTGAAGCCTAGAGACTTCACCAGCTCTGTAAAGAAGTATCAGTATGAACTGCAAGCATCTTGGTATAAACGAGCTTTTGAAAAAGCAGGCTTTACCGTTGCTGACTTTTTATTTGTAGCACAAGAAAAGAAACACCCTTATGCCTCCAAGGTATTCAAAATGAAACATGAAGATATGGAAGCTGGGTGGCTAGAGCTTGACAGGTTGTTAGGCGAATATAAATCCGTTATAGAAGGTAGGAACTTACCTACTACATATAACACACCAGAAATAGTGGAGATTGAATTATGAGTATAGATAATATAAAGCCCGAAGATTATCACAAAGAAGAAAAGTGTAACTTCGGTGAAAACTTAGGAGATGAAGTTTCAGATGCAGAATGGGATAAGCAAATAGATGCTAAAGCTTCTAGCCGTCAAGTAGGTGGCGATCATTACAAAAAGTTAGCCATACAGCCTGCTGAGTATTGTTATAAAAATAAACTTAATAACTTAGAGTCTGAAGCAATAAGCTACATTACTAGAAACAGATTCAAAAATGGATCTGAAGATATTAAGAAAGCTATACATAGTTTAGAGATGTTGTTAGAATATACGAACAATTAAATTTAATTTAATTTTTCATTAATCCTAAAAAAGAAAGGGAGCCGAAAGGCTCCCTTCTTTATATACACTATAAATTAACCATTCGGAGAATGATATAGAATGGTGTATATATACTAGACTAAATTAGAAGTAAAAAAAAGGGGCTTGCGCCCCTTCATAGCACCTAACCTATAAAGTCGGTGGCGACTTAGATTTATCTCCACTTGGTGCCGTTGGACTAACTGAGCTAAGATACTCGCCGATTTTAGTTTTCTTTGAGTTAACTTCCTCACCTTCCTTATTAGTCCAGGACTCTTCCTTATGATATAAGCCTAGATCAAGTGTTTTATTCACAAGTGAATGCACATCATCTGGAAAAGATTTAAATCCAGTTGCTTTGCAAAGTTGCGTAAACATCTCGTTAGAGATTCTTTTTGCTTCTTCACTAGCAGACCATAATGAGTAGAACTCTACATGATCTCTGTTGTTACCGTTATTTATTTCATAAACAACTCTTACTGTCCAATTACCGCTTTGAGACTTATATTTCTCAGCAGTAATGATTCTCGCACTATGCACACCTGGGGGTGCAATTTCTTTTTTCTCGACAACGGGTGGTTTAGTTATATTCTCTAACCACTTTACACCATCAAAATCACTCATCATTTCCTCCTATGACTTGAGTTTTAAAACCTAGCCTTTCAATTACGCTAGTTAAGTTAGGCACTTCGAAGCCATCAAGCTTGCCCGACCTATCTTTTGCAGTATAGCCTTGACCAACATCAGTCTGAAGCCATCTATTTTTTACTAGAGCACCTTCATCATCTTGTTCTTCTATGACTCTAAGTGCTAACACTTCATCAAAAAAGTATGTGATTGACTGTCCTAGTTTCGTTCCAACCATTTTTGGTTCGTATTGCATTACATTATCTACGTTCATCTTTTCCATTTTAGAAACGAAAACTACATGCATATGCAAATCTCTATAGGCCCTCATAACATTTGTGCATGTTTCTTGAACATTACCATATGCCATTCTTGGATCCTTATGTCTAGCTTTTTCAAAATTTAAAAGTATTTCTGACATCTCTGATATGGAGTCTAAGCATACGGTATCGTAAACTAATTCACCATTTTTCAAAGCTTCACAAATCTCAATAATTTCTTTTGCTTCCTTAACCTGAATAACATCTATGTCTTGGCTATCTCTGACTGAGAGCAAACCAGATTCCATATCAATCATCAGTTTTCTTCCTGGAGCAGTCCCGCAAAGCGTTGTTTTACCAGCACCTGCAGCTCCATAAACGAGTATCTTAACCCCTTGTTGATTCACCAATGAATCAGGGCTAACGATTCTATCTTTAAAAGACATATAATATCTCCGAATAAAATTAATATTGACATATATTATAACATAAACTACTATTTGTAAAACAGACAGTTTCAATTTGTAAAGATATGGAGAAGAAACCAACTTGGTTAGCTAATTATCACTTTAGAAATAAAGTGCTATCTACCTCATACCTGAAGAAACTAGAAGCTATAAATATACAACCAAAATATAAGGAGAGAGAAGTGAAAAGATATACTTTAAAAGAATACATAGAATTTATTGGCAACAAAGAAGCTGCCAATTTATTTGAATGTTCAATACATTCTATAAAAGCCTGGCGTTATGGCCACAGGCAACCATCCGTCGATCAAGCAAAATTAATCATTCGAGCATCCGAAGGGAAGTTAGATTTTGAATCCATCTATGGTAATCTCGAAGATATAATTGCTGAATGTTCAACCTAAACCTTACAGAAGACGAGAAGCCTCTCGATCTGGCGTTAGCCTATTATGATGAAGGTCTGTCAGTAGTTCCGCTACTCAGGCAATCTAAAAAACCACCAGTTTTTTTGGGTGGTTGGCATCAATACAAAACAGAAAGGCCCAAAAGAGAGACTGTAATTGAGTGGTTTAAAGATCGTGATGATCTTGTAGTCGCACTCATCTGCGGTCAATTTATTGTTGTTGATGCTGATACACCTGAAGCTATGGGGTGGGTTGATAACAACCTACCCCCTTCTCCTTTCAAAGTAGTTACTGGTAAGGGTATGCATTACTATTATAACAATCCAGAAAACTTCACAACCTTTGCAACAAAGAGAACTAACGATACACCAATTGAAAGACTTATAGACATAAGAGGGGAGGGTGGCTTAATAATAGCACCTTACAATAAACATGCTAACGGCAACCTATATAGACCACAAACCATACCTGAGTGGGATGTGCATGACTTTGACGATCTGCCAGACTTTACAGAAAAAGAATGGGAACAAATAACAGGTAATGGTAAGAACAACGAAGGACAATTAGTTACTGCACCCTTTTCACTTGACGGTGTGAATGAAGGCTCAAGAAACGATCAAGCAGCGAGATTAGCAGGCTACCTTATTTCTAGAGGTGTAAACCAAGATTTTATAAAGTTTTTTATGCAGTCTTGGAACACACAAAATCAACCGCCCCTTCCAAGATCAGAAATAAACTCTGTTGTAGATAATGTAAAAAAGACACATGATAGAAAAAATCAAAGAGCACCACTATTTACAAACACTAAAGAACAAGTGGTGCCACCAAAAGATCTATTTAACCCCCCAGGAATCTTAAAAGATATGTTTAAGTTTTGTGAAGAGCTTGCACAAGTATCACAACCTGAACTGTCTGTTGTAGGTGCCTTGGCACTCGCTAGTGTTAGTTGTGGCAGATTGTATCGGACGACAATGAATAACTTTGCCTCGCTTTACTTTATGGGTATAGCTAAATCAGGACAAGGGAAAGAGAATATTAAATCATTTGTAGAAGCTGTTCTAAATATGTCAGAACACTCAGATCTTGTCGTGGGTGACGGTTACACATCTTCAGGTGCAGTCCATTCTATTTTGCGTTATAGACCAACACAAATAACTATTATGGATGAGTTTGGTAAGAGACTTGAAGCTATTGGAGCACAACAAAACACTAACAGAGAAGACGGTATACAAACACTTATGGAAGCTTGGGGCAGATGTCACGGCACCTTAAGACCTGATAATTATTCTTTGATGAGTGTGCCTGATCAATATAAAGATCAAGCTATGAACCGTGTGACACACAAGCCTGCAATTACTTTGGTAGGCTTATCAGTCCCACAAAATTTTTATAAGGCTCTTAACTCTGGCCGTATTGCTGATGGTTTCTTAAACAGGTTTTTGGTTATTGAATCAAAGGAACCAAGGAAAGTGCAAAGACTGAAGAAATTCAAAAGCCCACCATTACAAATAGTTAACTGGGTTAACTACATCCGTAGATCACGTTCAGAGTTTGGTGGTGTTGAACTTAACAACGCTGAACTAGATTTTAGACCACACGTTATACCTTTTTCGCAAGACAGCGAACAACTTCTAAACGAGTTTGCACAAGAGATAGTAAAGAGACAAGAGGTTTTAGAAAAAGATAATCTAGAACCTTTGCTGTCAAGGACAAGAGAAAAAGCTATGAGACTGTCTTTGGTATGTGCTATAGCTGACAACCCTGATTGTAAAGAAGTCCCAGGATATGTAACAAAATGGAGTATAGATTATGTAAGGTATTACGATCTCTTATTTATTGAAGCATGTCGTGACAAAGTAGCATCTTCAGCAACAGAATCAAAAATCAAACAAGTTTTATCTTTCATTAGATCTAGAGGAGATACAGGGATTTCTAAACGTGAAGTAGACAGAGGAGAACTTTTTAGAAGTATGAAGTCTTATGAAGTTAAAGAAATTATTGAAAGATTGAAGAATGCTGGTGAAGTTCAAGAGATGGATATAAAGATTGGGGGTAAAGGCAGGCCTACTAAAAGACTTGTGGCTGTAGACCCAACATACTATGAGGATTAAATATGAAGAAACCTAGTTTTGAAACTATAGACGATCAAAAAAGAGAAGAACGAGTAGCTGGATACTTAGAAGGTGCTTGGGATGTAACCTGCCATAAATTACCCACAGCCTATAGCTTAGATTATTGGATTGAATCTAAAGACAAATGTTTTTGGTGCGAGGTAAAATGCAGAACATTTAGCTTTGATAAATACGACACATTTATTCTGTCAGTTGCAAAGCTGATGAAGGGTGCTATGTATGCACAATCAACTGGTGTCCCATTTATAACCGTATATGCTATGACGGATGGCTTATACTACCATGAATGGGATCCAGATTATGTTTACGATATAAGGATGAATATATCGCCTGACCCCACATATGAAGACGATAATGAGCCGTATGCTCACATACCTAAAGATATGTTAAAATGTTTATCAGACAAACCATTAGGAATGGATAGGAGCGAAATAGGAATATGTTAGACAAATTAAAAGTATTAGTAGGAGCAGTAGCACCTACAATCGGAACAGCGTTAGGTGGTCCAATGGGCAACGCAGCTATGAGTATGTTAGCTGACAAACTTGGCGTGCCTAATAACAAGGGCGCAGTAGAGAAAGCTGTGCAACAAGCATCACCACAACAGCTAGCAGAAATAAAAAAAGCAGAGCTAGACTTTGAAAAACAAATGAAAGAGTTAGAGGTTGATGTTTTTAAATTAGAAACACAAGACCTACAAGATGCTAGAAAAACTTTTAGTAGTGACTGGACATCTAAACTGCTCGGTGTAGTAGTTATTGGTGGGTTTATGGGTTATATATTTTTGGTAACAATACAACCGCCTGAACAGAATAGTGAAGCTTTAATTAACCTTGTGTTGGGTTATTTGGGTGGACTGGCTAGTGCAGTCATATCCTTTTATTTTGGAGCATCACACAAGAAAGATGAGTAGTCTGTTGACTAGCGTAAAGCTCAACGGTTTCCATACAAAACCAGGGGATCATCAGACTACTCTTTTATCATGCAAGAAGTAGTAACAATAATTCAACAACTAGGTTTCCCGATAGCTGCTGCTATTGGACTTGGTTGGTTTATCTATAAACTAATAATGAAGATTGTTGACGGTATGGAAAACAAATTAGATGTCGTTGATGAAAAAGTTGCAGAACAAATAAGCGCTATGGAGCAAAGACTTGGCACTAAGCTTGACTCACAACACGGTATTTTAGTAGCCTTAATAGATAGGGTAAGAAGTTTAGATAACGAAATAATAAGACAAGATACTTTAATTAAAACTATATTAGGAGTGCCACAACTTATAGACAGTAACAAAATTGCTAAGGCTGACAGAGATGATCAAAGAAAAGACTAGATACAGATTAGACTGGTATAAGCTGACAGCTTGGATTTTGATAGTCAGTTTCTGTATAGGCTTTTGGAGTTTAGTTTTATGAATAACGATTATTACAAAGATAAATACAAGAGGATGGGTTGCGCAATATACTTAATCCCAATCTTAATGCTTCCTGTCCTCGCCGACGAAATAAAATTCAAATTTAAATCACCTGCATTTTCAGGCGTTGGCACTTCACAACATTACCTAACGATAGACGAGCAAGAATTTAGTAGAAGAGAAGCTTTACGTGCAGAAATTAAAGCTCTACAAGATGAATTAGAAAGAGATGCTGACAATACAACTCTAGCTAGATTTCTAAGAAACTTCGAATCGAGAGTTTATGCACAACTGTCCAGGCAATTAGTAGATCAACTGTTTGGCGAAAATCCAGCTGATGAAGGTTCTTTCACTTTGTTTGATAACCTCATAACTTGGACGACTGACGGTATAAATATTACAATGACTATATTTAATGAAACAACTGGCGAAACAACTACTATCACTATCCCTATTGGGGACTTTGGTTTCTAGTTGTGCCACGCACTTAGAATACATATCACCCTGCCTAACCAATCCTAACAACGACTATAAAGATGTAGTAACCATAATAGGTGAAGCACAATGTTTTTCTAAGTCTGCTTTTATAAATGAGCCAGTAACTGATGCGATCAAAGAACTACGATTACCATCAGCTAGGCCTGTAGTCGCAGTCTATAGTTTTCCTGATGCAACAGGACAACGCAAATCTATTGATGGTTACGCTAGTTTTAGTTCTGCTTTGACGCAGGCACCAGAAGCTTATGTAATAAGAGCCCTAAAACAATCTA